CGTTTTTTAAGCCAATTTCGACCAACACCTGATGGGTTGCTGGTATAAAATTGACACATGGGAATTTCAGGCAGTATTGTGCCATCTGATAATGGATTTTCTTCAGGTACAAATGATGACCGATTGAGTGATGACAATAAATCGACTATCACAGGTGTGGGTTGCTTACTGACCTCGTTAACACCGATAAATGGAAACTCTGACCCATGTAGCTTGTCATAGTCATCCATTGAACGTATGGCGCGTAGGAGTAATTCTTCGCCTGTTTTCCATACCCATTTGTACTCACCTTTTGATGCCAAAAATTTAGCACCATCATTGAACTGTAAAAAATATTTTTTAGTTTTTCCGATAATATCGTCAAGTGATGATAACTGTGTATCAATGATTAATCCGCGCCAGAAAATACCATAACCTCTACCAACAGTTTGCCGAAATCGCATAATTTGAACGTCTGTCTTACCACCACCACGAGTACCGTGATAGAGTATGGTGTTACTTGGACAAGACATTGCCAATCGTTGACTGCCTTCCTGTGCTTCCCAAACTAATTTTTGATTTGGTTCTAATTGCATAATTGTTATTATTAAAATGGCTCAAAATAAAAAAGGCAACCAACGAGCCTGAAGGTTGCCTTTCTTTTTATAGCAAAATAATTATTTGCAAACTAGCAAACAATTTTTTTACCTTTACCTTTACCTGTGCCTTTTTTTGGCAACATTGGTTTTTTAGCAGCAGCCATGATAGCTTCTCCAGTCAGATTAAAATCGAATCCTACTTTAACTTAGTGCCGCAAACGGTACAAGTAAAATTATTTTTAGTATCTGAATTCATCACACGCATATCTTTGCCATGTAACTTATCTTGTGATTGACCTGCTAATGATTTTTTGTCGCAATTATTGCATCTTTTAATCTCAGCCGTCATTTTGAATTTCCTCGACAGGCGCTACAGGTAACTCGACATCAATTACGCTATCATCAGTTAGTACAAATAGCGCTATTCGTTTTTCAAGTGCCACTAAGTAGCCAGTCATGTGTAATAACTGTGTGTTTAAAAGTGCGACATGTTCCTGTGAAATATCCACATTAATTGCACCATGTGTAAGGTCTGTTAAAAACTTTGACAAGTCATTAAGTTTAACCTCTAAGGCTTCTTTTTCACTAATTACTCTTTCTTGGAATGACATAATTTTTCCTCTAAGTTGGTCAGTTATGAGGGACTTGAACCCCCGACCTCAGCGCTCTACCAAACTGAGCTAATAACTGTAATATAAACGTGGTGTCCTCACAGGGAGTCGAACCCCAATCTTACGCATTATGAGTACGGAGCATTGACCGTTATGCTATAAGGACTTACTCAATCACATACCAATCATCTGCAAGTGTGTCACTAACTGATGCAACCCATGTGTCAAATGAATTTCTGGTATTTTTAATAACAAAATGCGCACATAATTCTGAAAATTCAAAGTCACGCGCTTTAACTAATTTAACATACATACCATTACCGTTCCAGCCAGCGCGAGCCACAATGTGACCCACTTTAAGCGCTTCAATTGCCATACCAAATGACAATCTGTCAACAGGGCGATAGGCTTTTAAAAAAACTTCATTTGGCGACCATGTGACATAGCCGTCATACTGTACGGTATTAGCTTGACCACCATCAAGATATTCAACCAAATAGCCTGCGTCGTTTGGGTTTTCATCTTTTGGAAGTTCCCATCCGCGAAAATCATTGTACTCTTGACGTGTCATTTCAACAGCGTTAATTACTTTTGTGCCGATATATTGTTGCATAAAATTTCTCAATTGTTGTAACGTAGTAAAATATCACGACAAATGCCTGACCGAACAACGTCATCGATGGTAAAATAGCAAAATTGAATATTATTCACATTTTGCAATCGATTCATAGCATCTTTAAGTCCTGATTTGTAACTTATATCACATTGATTCACATCACCATCGATAATTATCTTACAACCTTCACCAACACGAGTTAGAAACATGCGCATTTGTTCAACTGATGTATTTTGTGCCTCATCAAGTATCACAACTGCATCGGTGAATGTTACACCTCGCATATAGGCTAATGGTTTGAACTCAATCATTTTCTTATTCAGATAATAATCCACCACAGGCTTACCCAAACGTCGTGACAATATCTCTATCATTGGGAGCATCCAAGGCTCAGTCTTATCTGATAATTCGCCTTTCAAATAACCAAGGCTTTCACCAGCTTCAACTATTGGACGACAAATGATTATTTTTGTTATGTTTTTTAATTGTAATTGTTGCGCAGCATAACTTAGCGCAATATAACTTTTTCCAGTACCAGCGCAACCTATGCCAAAAGTAATAATATTGCCATAAATTGCATTTAAATATTGTTGTTGCGCATCGTTTAAAGCAGTGGGTGCTTTGACATGATATGTCTGCTCAACCTGATACGATACAGATTCTTCTAATTTAGCTTTACGTTTATCCCTTCTTTTTGCTCTTTTATCAAATTCCATAAAGTTCCTAGTTAGTTTAGAAGTTGATAGTTGCTGGTACTGATTTCCAGCTTGCAGAAGGTTCTGCCAGTGAGCAACCTAGTATGCTCCCCTGTTCAATTAAGCGATGTCAATTCCCGCGCGTATCAGCCTACGCATTTAACTATCAATAAAACAACATGGTGTAACTAGTCAAGTTCTCTTAGCGGATGTGACAAGTATCTCAAAACCATATTGTTTTATTCATAGTGCTTGTCTTTCCAAGCTGTCAGTTGTTTTACCTCTTTATGTGTCCAAGTTTAACTGTGCGCACCAGTCGAGGATAGGAAACTATGACAATGAACCTTAAAACAACATTTTCATTATCACAACATTTAAGCCTGCTAAAGCACTTATAACACATAAGCTCAAATGACGACTTGTGATAAGATAGTTACCAGTGCTGAACTCTGGCTTGTGGTGCTGTTTAACACACGCTTACTCTTTCGAGATAGTTACCCCTACAGTAACACTCCACTAGGCTTTTGGGTTTCTACCCCGTTCCATAGCATATCAGCCTATGCTTTAACTATCACGCATGCCAACTGGTATGCAATTAGCATGCGTGATAATACTTAGCACATTGCGGAAAACGTATATATCCATTAACCGCATGTGCAATTTTGTCATTTGCCCAATGGGAATTGAACCCATAATTTATCATAAATATCGTGTCGCGCTTGATAAGATATGATTTGGTTTATCTAGTTTAACCTATAGGTTTATCACAAGGTTTTATCTTACTTCTGGTCAGGGTGCTTGTCAATACTGTTTGCGATTAGTTGCCGAAATACCTGTCGCAATGATATGAACAAGTCCTAGCGTACTGATGCACAAAAGTAAAATATTGCGAAAATCGCTATCCGTTATCACAATGATGCTCATTATGGTAAATACTATAAACAATAATGCTTTATTAACAGCAATACAAAATTTTTCATATTTAGTCATCGTTAATTACTCTATTGCAATGTGTGCATTTCTTGAAATGTCTACGCTTATGACGGTATGGATGGTATCTTGTGTATTCTTCAATTTTGTGACCAAAGATAAAGCAATGTTTTTATGCGTGTGGTGATTTTCATGTGGAATTCTCACAAGGAGTTTAAAAAGAAAAACCCCGCATCACACGGGCAGCGATACGGGGTTTGTCCTTATTTTTATGCCGATTCTGCATTAAGAGTCGTGGAGGATATGATGAGGTATCGGCATTAATAATATTGCCGTCTTTCCGAGCTGTCATTTCACCACAAAAGGAGAGTATAAATGTCACATGAACGTCACAAATAATACAGCCTTATGGTAAATAGTAATTGCCCGTATGTCAATAAATTATTCGATAGGTTCAGGCGCAGGCTCAAATGATTCGCCTTCCGCTACATCTGATAATTCTTTGGCAAATGAAGATATTTTTTCCATCACAGCTGCTACCGCAGGGTCGCTTAGATGGTTTGCAATGGGTTCGTATTTGATGCCAAAGTGACTGATAACTTCTTCCATTAGCGCGTCATCTAAGACTTGATTGTCCTGCATTGGAATTCTGATGTCAGAAGCCATGTAAGGTAACTGAATTTCTTGGCATGAAGCGACATAGGCAATTTGGTCATTTTTCACATAGCCAAGGATACCGCCATTTGTGTTACCTGTTGTGACATCGTAATGTAGTATCGCATGGACATCGTAGAATTTAATCACAGCAGTGTCGGTTGGGTAAGTTTGGACTTTGAGAATTGACTTTTTACGATTACTCACACGGTAAAGCGCATCTTCGGATACTTCGTGGGTCTTATTGACCAAATTGTTGAATACGGGATAGAAGTAATTATTAGCATCTTCTAAGACATTGCTCACAGAGAATAACTCACTGAAGTCGTCATCGTCGTCTTCAATTGGGGTCAGGGGTTGTTCCCATAGAAGTGAGCTGACCATTCCACCTACTGCTGCGGCTGAGTGTTGGTTTAAGTTAGCTTTTTCGTCTTGGGCGAAAGCAGCTTGAAGGTCAGTGATGAATTTTTCAACGAGTGGGATTGCAACCGAGATTTC